ATTTTCATTCAAGGCGGGGTAAGAAATCAAAACCAAAGAGTTTACCCTGTCAGCGAAATCGCTAGAGCATGTAGTAACATTGCCCAAAAAATTAAAGAAGGTCTCAGTGTGCTAGGCGAAGCCGATCACCCAGATGACCTGCAAGTTAACCTAGACCGTGTTTCTCATATGATTACTAATATGTATATGAATGAGAATAACGGTATTGGTAAATTAAAAATCCTACCTACACCAATGGGTAACATCGTAAAAACTCTATTAGAGAGTGGTGTGAAACTTGGTGTTTCCAGTAGGGGTTCAGGTAACGTCAATGAATCTGGTGGCGTTACTGATTTTGAGATTGTCACGGTAGACATCGTGGCTCAACCTAGTGCTCCAAATGCATATCCCAAAGCTATCTATGAACGTGTAATGATGGATCGTAGACGCGGCGCCCTTATGGACGTTGCAAGTGCTGTAAGACATGACAATGTTGCACAAAAATACCTCAAGGAAGAGGTTCTCAGGTTCATCAATAACCTAAATAAAAAATAAGGGGAAATAGATGAGCGGAATTAAAGAACTATTCGGCACTGGGGTTTTATCTGAGGACGTTCAGACACAACTACAAGAAGCATGGGATAACCAAGCTAAAGTGTTGCGTGAACAAGTAGAATCTGAATTAAGAGAAGAATTCAGCCAACGCTATGAACACGACAAAGGCTTAATTGTAGAAGCTGCTGATAAAATGATTTCCGAAGCACTTCGTAAAGAACTAGAAGAATTTGCACAAGACAAGCGTGGTGTTGTTGAAGCTCGTGTAGCTTACAAACAACAAGTGCGTGAACATGCAAAACTTTTAAACAAGTTCGTTATGGAACAAATGTCTAAGGAAATCAAAGAACTTAGAGAAGATCGCAAGGCCCAAAAAGCAAACTTTGAAAAACTTGAAGAATTTGCACTTAAGAAACTTAGCAACGAACTACGTGAGTTGAAAGAAGACGAAGACAAATTAGTTAAGGCTCGTGTCGACCTAGTAACCGAAGGTCGCAAAGTAATTGCTGAGGCTAAGGCAAAATTCATTAAAGAAGCTGCTGTTAAGGCAGAAAAACTTCTAAGTGAAACACTACGCACAGAAATTACACAGCTTCGTGAAGACATTCAAGTCAGTCGCGAAAACTCCTTTGGTCGTAAGATCATGGAAGCGTTTGCTGCTGAATTTATGGCTAGCGGATTTGCTGATGGCACTCAGGTTAAGAAACTCGGTGATCAGTTAACTGCTCTTACAACTAAACTAAACGAAACAAGTAAGTTAGTTGAAAGTAAAGATGCAGAAATTGCTCAAGCGCAAGCAAAGATTCGTATTGCTGAAGATGCTGTTAAGCGTCAAGCAATAATGCAAGAGTTGGTAGCACCTCTCGGTAAAGAGAAGCGTGACATCATGGAAGATCTGTTAAAGACAACTAAGACAGAAAACCTACGTGAATCGTATAACAAATATCTACCAGCTGTTTTAAGTGAAACCGCAGCGAAGCCAACAGGCCGTGCTGTAATTTCCGAAAGCGCAACATCGCAGAAGACTGCGGTAACAGGCGACAAAACTTCTAGTGAGAACGCTGCTCCCGAGGCAGATATCATATCACTAAGAAAATTAGCCGGAATTGGAAAGTAATTATTAAAGGAGACTATAATGTCTGAGAAACTTTTCGAGGCCCAAAATTGGACTGCTACTAAAGACGTTCTACTAGAAGGGCTAAATGGCAACCGTAAGGCTGTCATGGAAACTGTGTTAGAAAACACAAAGAAAAACATTATGGAAGCTGCAAGTGCTGGTGCTACACAGACTGGTAACATTGCGGTTCTAAACAAGGTAATTCTACCTGTTATCCGTCGTGTTATGCCAACAGTTATTGCCAACGAAATCATCGGCGTTCAGCCAATGACTGGCCCTGTTGGTCAAATTCACACTCTACGTGTTCGTTATGCTGAAACAGCAGCTGGTGTAACAGCCGGTTCTGAAGCTCTTAGCCCATTCAACATTGCTAAGGCCTACAGCGGTAACGGCGATGCAAGCAATCCAGGTGGCGTTCAAACAGCTACAATGGAAGGCCAAGTTGGTAAGAAACTAAGCATCCAGATTCTAAAGCAAACAGTTGAAGCACAGACTCGTAAGATGAGTGCTCGCTGGACTTTTGAAGCTGCTCAAGACGCACAAGCCATGCACGGTTTGGACGTTGAAGCAGAAATCATGGCTGCTCTAGCACAAGAAATTACTGCTGAAATCGACCAAGAGTTGCTAGGTAAACTACGCACTCTAAGCGGTGCCGCAGTTCACACATTCGACCAAGGTTCTGGTGGTACAGCATTCACTGGTACAGCAACTTTCGTTGGTGACCAGCACGCTACACTAGCTATCATGATCAATGATGTTGCTAACAAGATTGCTCAGCGCACACGTCGTGGTGCTGGTAACTTCGTTGTTGTAAGCCCAACAGCACTAACAGTGCTACAAAGTGCTACAACAAGTGCGTTTGCTCGTACAACAGAAGGTACTTTTGAAGCTCCTACAAACACAAAATTTGCTGGTACATTAAACAGCAGCGTTCGTGTTTACGTAGACAGCTATGCTGACGCAACAGCTCCTATCCTAGTTGGATACAAAGGTCCTAACGAAATGGACGCCGCAGCATTCTACTGCCCATACATCCCATTGATGAGCAGCGGTGTTGTTCTTGATCCAGCTACAATGGAACCAGTCGTATCATTCATGACACGTTATGGTTACGTTGAACTAACAAACACAGCAAGCTCTTTAGGCAATGCTGCTGACTACCTAGGCAAGATTGCTATGGGTTCTGTCAAGTATGCTTAATCAAGCATAGAGTTTTACTACTCAAAACAAAAGGACCTCAGGGTCCTTTTGTTGTTTATAAATATTTGAAATGTTAAAAACAGTTAATAATCAAGTAAAACAGCAGAGAATGGAAATATGTCAAGGCTGCGAATCATTTACATCATTCAGAACCTGCAAACAGTGCGGCTGTTATATGCCAGCAAAGGCAATGCTTGCTATAGCTGAATGTCCCGTAGGCAAATGGAAAGAATCAGAGCCAGGTCAAAATCTAATAAATAAGATAGAAGAAATGATTCTTGAAAGCTGGAACCGATAATGTCTGTCTATACAAAACTAAATGGTACAACCACTGATGCGTTTAAGATCGGATTAAAAGACGAAAGAATAACGCTGACAGGAATCACTGTTAACGATAATACAACAACTTTGCTCAACCGCGATAATCAAAAATACACAGCAGAATCTACTGTGTTTTTTACAGCCTACGTAATCGGACGTAGTATAACAAATACCGCGGCATATGAAATAAAAGGTTGCTACTTAAATGGTACAACCACAGTAACTGGATACGTAGTTAATACCTACGTAGACACTGCCAGTTTTACTGATCCTACAATGAGTTTCGATAATTCTGGAGAGTTAACTGTTCAATGCACAGGTATTGCTGGAGATACTGTAAATTGGACAGCTTCAATTGATTTTGTAATGGTATAAAATGGCAATTAAAATTAATCATGCAACAGAAACCTTAACTCCCGAAGGTGGAACAATAGATATTGATGCCAGTGGAGCACTTAAACTGCCACGTGGCACTACTGGCCAGCGCCCTGCAGGCGAAGAAGGTCAATTACGTTATGCAACGGAATTATTAAATCCTGAGTTCTTTGATGGTACTAGCTGGCAAGTTATAGCTAATAAAACCTATGTAGATACTCAAATCACATCCTCAGGTACAAATTTAGATAACAGAATTTCTAATCTAGCACTGAATGATTTAACTGATGTTACGGTCAGCAGTCCAGTTACCGGGGAAGTTCTAGTTTATGATACTACATTTGGACAATTCAGAAGTCAAACAAATACAATTACTCCGATCACTAGATATTTCATAGGTGACGGCACAACATTAGAGTATGACATTCAGACCAGTGTAAGCAGTCCAAACTTACTAGTAGTATCTATTAACGGTATTACACAAGAACCTTATTACAGTTATAGCATTATCAACGGCACTACATTAGCATTTGACGAGGCTCCTGAGTCCGGGGATAGAATACAAGTTAGAATTTTACGTAGCAACACAACCAGCGATAGACCGCGTCCTAAAATTGTTGATGTCAGCTATAGCACTATTGGCATTTACACCACTGTTTCTATTGTAGCGCATGACATTACCTACGGAACCGGTGTAAAGATTGGTAATAAGAATATAACACGAATCGACTATCCTGCAGAAAATATCCTGCAGGTTATGGTGGAAACTAGTCAAGTTGATGGTCCAATATGGAACACACCACAAGACTTGACTCTAATAGACACAAGTGGCAACGAGTATGTTTATAAAAATTTAATAAACTATGGCTCGAACAAACCCCAGTTCTTAGATAGCACTAACTATATTGGACGTTTTAGGGGAGGAGATAGCATTAGTTTCGACATTTCGATAAATAATGCTACAAGCGTAACACTTGCACCTGCTTATGCAGGGGAATCCGGGTTAAGTTGGTTATCTATATCACTTAACCAAAATCGTATCGTAGGAACTGCTCCTAATAACAGTAGCCCTAGTCGATACGAGTTTACAGTAACGGCATCCAATGGTTCAGTTGAAATAACTAAAAACTATTGGCTGCTAGTCATATAAAAACTATTCTCATGTTGGTGGCACCAAACTTAAAAATGCCAGGGAGAGGATAAGATGCCGTTGATTAAACTTAAATCGAGTTCAATTGTTGACAGCGTAAATTTACGAGGTCAGCCAACAACATCGGATCCACTCAGCGGTATTGCAACTACTCAAATGGTTAATCAAGAAATCTCCAATTTAATAAGCGGAGCACCCGAATTGCTAAACACTTTAGG